CCAAGAACCTCAATGGGCGCACCCTCTGCAGATGTACCATCGTGTGTGTGTCCTGAAGAATTGTTAAACGCTGCAACTACTGCGTCAAACTCACCGTCTAAGTCTGCTGCATTGATAACGTTACCGTCAGCAATGTTATTACCTGTATCGTTTCTGGTGTAACCTGTTCCCATGTCCGTTTACCTTCTTGTGTTTGTTCCGTATTCTAATGTTATAGCATCTAGTGAAAATGGTGGGTCTGTACTATCAGAAGTGAATTGTAAAGATACAACATACCCTGTTCCTATCATTTGTGATTCAAATAATGTTAGTAGCTTACTACTATATACTGCTGACGATCCAAAAGTAGTTGATCCAAAAAATGCAACTTGACCTGTTTGATTACTAAAATCTATCTTAGTAGGTTGTACACTATTCTTTTGGTCAAAGTCAAGCTTTAAAGATATGTCAAAAGACACACTACCTCGTGGATCTGTGTATAAGAGCATCTTGTAAAATGTCTTACGTACTCTAGGATCACTTATTGGCAAATAAGGTGTAGCAAAAGAAGTTTCTACATTACCACCATCAAAGCTACTTCCGTTTTCCATAGAGTATAAATAGCCATCATCGTTAGAAAAAACTACAGTTTCTTTTCCTAAATAAAATCTACTGTCTGCTACGTGTGCGTTTATTCCTTGGACCTCTGCCCAAGCCATACCTTCTCCACCCTGCCCTGAGAACTGTGTACCCAGTATACCTTTGGAGCTTCGATTAGTTAAGTTAGTTTTGTATCCTAATATTCTGTATTGTGATTTTTTACGAATAACTACACTTGTAAAAGAAGTGTGTGATGAAATAAAAGATGTAGCCTCTTCTTGTATAGGTTTAGATACAACAGATAAACCAAAATCTCCCAATCTTTCTGTAGCACTTAAAAGCCTCAAACCATCAGGAGCAAGAAACATTACATCTCCACCAATCTCCTGCATAGTATCTTCATCTATACAACCTATGTCAGTTGTAATGGGTTGTAACTGAAAGTCAGATACAGTGTTACCTACTAATCTTTGGATACTAGATTCAGTAAATATTATAAGTTGTTCTCTAAATACAATAAGTCCTGTAACTTCATTACCTACATTTATTGTACCTGCACCATTTGCTGCTGTAAAGTCATTGTCTGTATAAGGTGCAGTAAAAGCTATGTTAGAACCTTTAGCAAATAGTAACTGGTTCTTAAAGCTAACAACAAACTTTGCTCCTACTACATCATTTGGGGCATCATTAAGATCTGTAAAAGATGTTCTATCATATAGAGCAGGAGTATTAACTCCATCTACTATAGCTATTTTTTCAGTACCACTATAGTTATATCTAGAAAACCTAGTTTTACTAGCACTTTCTCTTGACGTACTTAAAAAAGTTATTACAGCATTATCTGCAGGAGAACTAGCTAATGCAGGTGCTATTGTAAGGGTTGAGCCACCTGAAGAAACTGAAGGAGTAGAAGTTATAGCATATATTTTATCTGTAGTAATACTAAATGTCAACGCTACATCATTTGCTACTGATTGTGCTGCTGATAATACTAGATTATTTTGGTTTGACAAACTGGCTACAGTCACTCCATCTGGAATACCGTCACCAGATACAGTCATACCTGCCACGATAGTTCCAACGTTACCATCTACAACAAGTGCAGTTGTACTGGATGTAGCTCCATTTACTACTGCTGTTGGTCCTGCAGCAGCTATCTTAAAAACATCACCTATTTGAGGAGTACTTGTAAGACCATCTATTGCAAGGCTTGTACCTGTTTGTGATGCACCATTTACCAGTACACTTGTTCCGTAAGAAGGTACGTTTATTAATGTATAACCATTTCCCGATGTTCTAAAAAGACTTTGATTTTTTGCAACTATTACTTGGTCTACAAATACACCTACACCTAATGTTAGATGTTTATTTGTAGTACTGACAAACTCTACCGTTTGTCCATTAGAAGGAGGATCAAGAAGACTAGAAGTTAAAGTTAAAGCAGCAGATTTATTTGTACTATTAAAGCTAACACCACCAGTTGCAATAGTATAAACTTTAAAGAATGTTAAGTCAACATCATCTGTTAGTGTTTGTGCAGAAGACAATACAATGTTATTCTGATTTGTAACTGAGGCTATGGTTACTGTTCCAGAAATACCAGTGCCTGTAACTTCCATACCTGCAGCAAGAGTTCCAACGTTTGTATCTAATACAAGTGCAGTAGCATTACTAATAGCACCATTCACAGAGGCTGTAGCATGTATTATTTTTAATGTGTCTCCTGTTACTGGAGCTTTACGTATATTAGCTATATTTAAAGTTGTACCACTTTGACCTGCGCCTGTAACAACAGGAGCGCCGTATGGAGGTATGATATTGTCATCGTATTTAGAGTATCCTTCTATTCTACGATAGCCACCTTCTATTGATGGTTCAAAGTTTTTTAGCACTCTTGCAGAACCGGGCATGTTAATACCTTGTTGCAAAGGACTCATATTACTTAAAAGACCACCACGAAACTCTATAGGGTATGTTTCACGAGTTGTTGGCATATATTAAAGCGCTCTCACAGAAGTTGTACTAATGTTTCTAACAGTGGATCTTATGTAGTCATAACGATTTATGTACAAACTTCTCATTTGTTTTATCTCTTGCTCAAATCTACTCTGCATCATATTGGACTCTTGAGACTCACCTCTAAACATATAAGCAAAATACATAGCGCCATTCACAATTACATATCTAAACTGTTCTGGTACACTAGGTACATCCGTATCATTGATTAGGTCAACAGGTAATCTATAATACTCATAAACTACTTCATAGTTTTGATCTGGTGGATTAACTAAACCAAACTCTTGGCTTGGCGCTCTGAATACTCGACTAGGTAAACCTCTTACACTTGTAGACGTAGCATACTCTACATTAATATAATTGTCTAAATAATCTTCGTATGTAAGTTCTTTTAGTTTTACTGTTGAATTACCAAGTGTGTCGTTTTGTTTTATTCTAAATGTGTTAAAGTTTATAGTCTTTGCATCTGCAGGATAAGCATATCTAATGATACCTGCTGTTAATGTTTCTGTCTCTTCAATATGATTAAAAGGCCACTCAAACTCATGCTGATTTATGTATCGTACAGATGCGTTTACAGCATCTTTAATCATAGAATACTCACCTTTAGCAGTAAGGAAGTTTGCACTAGTTCCTGTGCCGCCTACAAGCTCTACTTCGTTAAGTCTACGATTTACATCATTTACCAGACCAATAAAATCATAAGCCATATTAACGTTCCTTCAATCGTAATCTAATACTTCTTTCAGCAGTGCTTCCTGTAGTGTCTGTCATCTGACAAAAGAAAGTATACTCTACATTATTTTGACCGCCGCCTATATTTATAGTTGCAACAGTATTAGTATTTGTCTGAGCAACATTTTGTAGGTCATCAGTAGTAGCATTGCTAGAAGCTGCTGTTAAAGTTTGACCTGCTGATATTTGTGTTTTTGTATTAAATAAAGTAGATTTAACAAACCACTTAACACTGTTTATTGTTGCAGTATCAAGAAACCTTGACCAATCTACACTATAATCCAATGTTTCATCTGGGTCTTTACTAGGCCAACGAAAACTCATTTATTAATCCTCATTTGCGTAAACAACACGATCTCTTGATGTAGGTTTACGGTTCATATATACCATTCTAAGTTCTGCTGGTACTAGTGCTTTTCTTGCACCAGATACAGGACCGTTTATTATACTTACTGCTACTGCAGTTAAAGCAGTTGTAGCAAAAACACTTAATAAACTTTCACCTGCATTGGCAGATAGTGTACCAATAGAACCTGTGGATGTTACACCAGTTATTACTTTAGTAGGCATTATGCTGCTCTGGGTGGTATGATTGCTGCTCTTCTACGACTATAAAGATGTGCAACTGCTGTGTAGTCGAACTGTACTGCTGTTATGTTTGGTTCTGTTGCTATACCTGTCATGGCAACTGAAGTCAAACCTGCACTTGTGCTAAGTGATACTCCTGCAGGGTTTATAATACATGTAGCAAAAACGCTACTAAGTGCTTCTGTAGGATTCTCTTCTAGCTCATTTACTTCGCCAGTAGCAGATACACCTGTTAGTGTTAAAGAGGAGTCTGCGTGTGGTACAATAGTACCTAATGCGCTTGTGGCTGAAACACTCAGTAAGTTCTCATCTACTTGTGCTTCTATTGTTCCTATTGCACCAGTAGCAGATACACTGCCTAGTCTTTCAGATATGTCAATCTCAAAGCCACCAGCAGATACTGCTTCTATAGAACCTGTTAGTGCGCTCTGTGTTACAGGAATACGATTTACACTTTTTACCGTCAGTGCTGAAACGTCTAGTGTAAATGTACCAACAACACCAGTAATATTTGGTGCTAGATTAACCTGTACTGAGGCAACAGCGCCACTTGCAGAAACACTTAGTAGAGCTTCACTTGTCTTAGGCTCTACTGTTCCTAATGCACTTGTTCCAGCTACTCCTGTTAGAGTAAATGAAACATCTTGAAGTCCAAATGAAGAACCTCCGTATACACCTGTTCCATATAGTGCTGAACCTGCTACAATAGCCATAGGTTACCTCTTAGGCGATACGTATTACTGCAGTACTTGCACCTGCTGCTGGGAACTCAATAGTTAAATCACCTGCTGTAGCACTAACTGTACCACCAAAGTCAATCACACAAATAGCTTTGTTAGAAGCTGAAGAGTTATATAAAATACAACCTGCTGCTGAAGTTGTTACGTTAGCAAATACTTCATCTGCAAAGTCTACATGAGCAGTTGTACCAGATACTGCAATAGCAGCACTATCTAAGTTTTGTCCACCTGCAGTGTAGTTTGTACCACTTGCTTCGTCAGAGTTACCTGTGACATCTGAATAGTTTGTTGTTGCTGCACCATATGTACCAGACATAGATGCTTTAATTAATGCAAGTTTTATCGTGTGGGTGTCCAGATCGTGAGTACCACCAAGAAGCTCAGACTTAAAACTTGTACACATTGCTGTTGTTATAGCCATGTAAATATCCTCAAAGATTTAAATGTACAAAGAGGCCAGCATTAAGCCAGCCTCTAAGTTTAACTTGATTAAGCAACGTTGTAGATAGCTGACACCAATGCTTCTGGGCGTAGAATCTTACGTCCGTAAAGGTGCATACCACGTACAATGTCTGCGAAAGAATCAGGATCTCTGTAGTTCTCAACTTTGTTGATCTGCTCTGCAGATGCTACAGCTTCTTCCTGTCCACCTAAGATCACACCGTAGTGTGCGTCTTGCGCTAGTGCGCCAGCATGTGTTGGACCGTTACCTTTGGCAGGTAAGTTGTTAGATACGTACATTTTGAAACCATGTATGTTTCCTGCAACCAATCCATTTTGTAGACCTGCTCCACCGAAGTCTGCATTGAGAAGACGTGAATCTTCGTCTTTTAGCAGTTCCATGAATACTGGATCAACAATCACGTAACGTCCACGTGAATCCACATTTGCTACATCCATTGTACGTGCCATACGTGCGATGACTGTCAATGGAGATATAGTAGCTGATGATAGTGCTGTAGCTCCAGGCAAACGTGTTGCTAGTGGGATTGAGTCACCAGTAGCGTATGCTGTTGATGCAGCGTCTGCTGAACCTAGTGCGCCCATGTCAGTAGCATCTAATTGGTTAGCTTTCAAAAACTCACCGTTAATGTTACCTGCTGTTGGGTGCTGTGCGTCACCTGAAGTTGAAACAATTAACGCACCTGCTGCTGTGTAACCTGACATGTAAGATAGAACGTCAGCATCAATAGCGTCAGCCATTTCGTATGCTGCTTTGTCTGCAGCTAGGCTTACGAAGTCAACATGTGAGAACTGCTCTTCAATGTCATCCATTTTAAAAGCAAAGTAGTTAGCTTTGTCAACGGTTAACGAGAAGTCAGTGTCTGCTAACTTTTGTACAGTTATACCTGTGTGACGCTGTAATGCGGTTACAGTTACGTCTGGTTCTTTTTGGATGCGTACAACATCCCCTTGATTTGCAATGTCACCAAAGTATGTGTTGTTGGTGATTGCGCTTATAACAGACGATTTGCGTAATGCAATCTGTGCCTGTTTTGCGTACATAATGGGGCTAAAGTTATTTGTAAAACCCCCACCTGCGGTTCCTATAGCCATAGTTAAATCTCCTTATAGATATGGCGTTGAATTAACACTACATACCCACGATGAAGAGGCTCTTTGTTTTAGGGTGGTCAGCTATGCTTTGAGAATGCGCTTTCTCTATGCGCTGGGCCTATACTTAGAGGTAGTTCTTTTGTGTGGCTAGTGCTTGATTAAGCATACACACTTTAATTGTTGTGTATATGCTATAGTTTTATCTACAATAGTTTGTTTGTCAACTACTTTCTTGACATATCGTAAATAAATCTTCCGTTACGTTGAGCATCAAGTATTTCTTCTTGACGCTTTTCGTATTCTTTAATATTCATAGCATCTACTTCTGATTCACGTATATACTTAGAAGTATCATCTGTGTCAGGTATGCTACTACCTTTTGTTTTTACAGAAGATGCTGCTGCTTTATCTGAAGAGTTACCTCTTTTAGATTTAGTGCTAATGCCTTTGTCTGTCTTATAAAGATCAATTACACGTGATACAGACTTTGCATCATCTACGTTTTCATACAAAGCATCTTGTACCCACTTAGGTTGTTCTTCTGCCCAGCTATGAAATGTATCATCTGAACGTATTTGCTCAAAGTCAGGATGCATAGTAGATAATTCAGCTTCTGCTTTTTCTCGTTTAGCAGTAACACGTAACTCTTCAAACTCAGCCATACGTGCTTCAAGATCTTTAGCTGTAGCCTTAGACTTCTTGTCAGCGATAGCCTCAACAATACCTGCTATGTCAGGGTACTGCTTAGACCAAGCTTCAAGCTCTTCATCACTTTTTGGTAATACAAGTTCTTGCTTCGCTGCTTTATCTAGCTGTGATTGTAATGCTTCTAGTCTTGCATTGAACTCTTCTTCTTTTTTCTGTGAGTGTCTACGTAAATCACCGTAACGCTTCTTAAAGTTTTTCTCTTCAGCGCCTAGCTCAGTGTCATCTTCTTGTGCTTCTGCTTTGGGTTTTTCTTTTTGTTTGGTATCACCTTCTGCCTGTACTGTTTCAGCTTCAGGCTTTTCGCCACTGGGTTTATCTTCAGTACTTTCCTCATCTGTAATACCTAGTGCTTCTTTCTTCATAGCTAGTAGTTCTTCTTCTTCTTTCTTAATACGTTCTTCATTAGAAAGATACCCACTTCTACCTATTACTACTCTTGGTATTTCAGGTTTAACTGCTAGATTTCTAGTTGATGTTTCAGCCATTTGTTTTCTCCTTATGTTGGGGTCAGCCGAAGCTGAGTGGCCTTATAGTTATTTGGAT